TTTTGAAGTCGGAGATGACAATATTAAATGAATATACACATAAATTCAGTCCATGTGGTGTTACATCTCTTTTTGCACTCTCTGAAAGTCATGTTTCTTGTCATACTTGGCCTGAATTTGGTCGTTTGAACGCAGATTTCTTCACTTGCGGTGAAAAAGACCCCAGAATTTGTGCTAAATACATTATTAACGCTTTAGAATCGGAAAAATATCGAATTCGTGTCGTAAAAAGATAAAAAAAGTGGTATAAATAAAAACAGCAAACTAATTGTGTAAATAGTGGCTTCTAGAGCATTCAAAGATATCAATTTATCGTTTAAACGTCACCCTGTGACGAATGATGTGATTGCAATTCGTGATGAAGACGCTATTAAAAGGTCTGTTAAGAACATAATTTTTACAATTCTTGGTGAAAAACCATTTGAACCTAATTTTGGGTCAGTTATTAATGAATCTTTGTTCGATTTGAACACAAATTTGAGTGAGATTAGAATTCAAGATGAAATTAGAACATCTTTACTCAATTATGAACCAAGAATTGACAATATTGAGGTAACTGTATCAGTTGCACCAGATACAAACGAAATGGATTGTACGGTTCAATATGATATCGTTGGTATTCCCTCTCCAACACAAGAAGTAGACGTTCTCCTATTCCCAGCTAGAGTATAATGGCTTTCGGTCAATACGTTAATTTAGATTTTGATCAAATTAAAACGTCAATCAGAGATTATCTGAGGGCGAACACTAATTTTACTGATTATGATTTTGAAGGGTCTAACCTTTCGATCATTATTGATGCATTAGCATATAATACTTACACAACTGCCTATAATACCAATATGGCAGCAAATGAGTGTTTTCTTGATTCCGCTACACTTCGAGAAAACGTTGTTGCATTAGCAAGAAATATTGGTTACGTTCCAAGATCTCGTAGATCAGCAAGAGCAAAGATATCTTTCACTGTAGATGGTCTTGTAGAGACCTCAACACTTACAATTAATGCTGGCATCGTTTGTAATGGTGCTGGAGATAATACTAATTACATATTTTGCATTCCAGAAAATATTACGGTTCCTGTTACCAATGGAGTTGCTGAATTTAATAATGTTGAGATATATGAGGGAGTTTATATCTCTCAAAACTTTACTGTTGATACTTCCTTGTTTAATCAAAGATATATTCTTGATAATTCATTTATTGATACATCAACAATTAAAGTTAAAGTCAAACCATCTTCAACATCCACCTCTTCAGTCACATATCAACAGATTGATAACATTGTTGGCGTGACTTCAACATCAAATTCATACTTATTACAAGAAATTGAAGATGAAAGGTATGAATTGATCTTTGGTGACAATGTAATTGGTAAAAAACTATCAAATAACAACTATGTTACTGTTTCTTATATCGTAACTGATGGAAAAGAGGGAAATGGTGCTTCAGAATTCAGTTTTGTAGGAAATATTACAAATCAAGACGGTGCAGCGATTAATTCTAGTCTTATATCACTTGTTTCAACAGATGAAAAGTCAAGAGATGGTGATGAAATTGAATCAATATCATCAATTAAGTATTTTGCACCTCGAATTTACTCTTCTCAGTATCGTGCAGTCACGGCATCTGACTATGAATCAGTTTTAGGATACATTTACCCCAACGTTGAATCTGTAACCGCTTATGGTGGTGAAGAGATGAGTCCACCTCGTTTTGGAAAGGTCTTTATATCAGTCAAACCCCGAAATGGTGATTTTCTCTCTGATCAAACAAAAAGAGAATTAATTCAAAGATTGAAGAGTTATGCAGTTGCTGGTATTGTACCAGAGTTTATTGATTTAAAATATTTGTATGTTGAATTGACAACAAATCCATATTATAATCCAAGTTTGAATGATGATCCAAATAATCTTAAAACTGGTGTTTCAAATGCTTTAACTCAATATTCGAGATCAATTGATGTCAATAAGTTTGGTGGTAGATTCAAATATAGTAAAGCAGTGTCATTAATTGATAGTATTGATGCATCAATTACATCGAATATCACACTTGTTACGATTAGACGTAATTTAAAAGCAGTATTAGGTCAATTTGCACAATATGAGGTGTGTTATGGTAATATGTTCCATACCCAAGAGAGTGCTTACAATGTAGTTTCAACAGGATTTACAATTGAAGGTGTAACAGGGACTGTTTACCTTGCTGATGAAGTTGTAAATCGTGAAAAAGGAAGAATTTTCTTCTTTACATACAATGAAGGTGGAACTCCAAATATAGTTAAGAAAAATGCTGGAACAGTCGATTATATGACTGGTGAAGTTCTTATAGATACTGTGAACATACTTTCAACAGTAATTGCAAACGGTGTGGTTGAAATTCAAGCAATACCTCATTCAAATGACATTGTTGGACTTCGTGACTTATATGTTAAATTTGATATGACAAATACAACGATTAACATGATTCCAGATTTGATTGCATCAGGAGAAAATACCTCTGGATCAAGATTTGTTCATACTCACAGTTACTATACGCCAACTTATACGAGAAAATCAAATTCTCCAGTGTCTACAACAGCTGCCGCAGTTCTTCCATCAACAGCTTCTTCAACTGCAACAACTACAACTAGTGGAACATACTCATCACCAACCACAAGTTCAACAAGCTCAACAAGTTCAACTTCATCATCTAGTCCTAGTTCTGGATACGGTTATTAATGATTGATACCTCAATACAAAGAGTCGAGATAAATCAGGTAATTGAAAATCAGTTACCTGAGTTTGTGCAGGCAGAAAGTCCACTTTTTGTGGATTTTATGAAACAATATTATATCTCTCAAGAATATCAAGGTGGATCAATAAACATTGCTGAGAATCTTGACAGATATACTAAGTTACAAACATATGTTGGTGCTGCACTTACTGAATATACTGGATTATCTACAAATACTGAATCATACTCATCTACAATCTTTGTAGATTCGACACAAGGATATCCAAGTAAGTATGGATTAATTAAAATTGATGATGAGATCATCACTTATACTGGCATTGGAACAACATCTTTCACTGGATGTGTTCGTGGGTTTAGTGGTGTTGATAATATGGATCAACCTACAAGACCTGATTTGTTATCATTTAATACAACTGTAGGTGCTTCCCATACTGGCGGTAGTAAAGTTCATAATTTATCAAATCTTTTCATTCGTGAATTTTTTACTAAGCTTAAAACAACTTTTGCAAGTGGATTTGAAAATCGTAAATTAAGTAGTAATTTAGATCAAGTCAAGTTTATTCGTCAAATTAAAGATTTCTATAAAACAAAAGGAACAGAAGAGTCATATAAAATTTTATTCAGAGCATTATATGGTCAAGAAGTTAATATTATCAAACCATCTGAGTTTTTAATTAAACCTTCAGACGCTGATTACGGTTTTGCACAAGATTTTGTAGTTAAACCAATTACAGGTGATCCAAGAAATTTAAAAGGATCAACACTTTTTCAAGATGCTGATGAAGATGATGTTAATATTAGAGGTGCTTCTGGTGCGATATCTGATGTCAAAGACTTTTTATATGGTGGAGAACACTATTATCAGATAAGTATATCAAAAGATTCAATTGATGGTGACTTTATAGTTCCAGGCAGAACTCGTGTAACTGATCCTGTATCAATTGGTGCAACTGTAATTACTGTTGATACAACAGTTGGATTCCCTACAAGTGGATCTTTATCACTTCCAACAGCAAGCACTGCTGGAGTTGTCACTTATACAAGTAAAACTGCGAACCAGTTTGTAGGAGTGCCTACATCTGTTGATGTTTTAAACACTGGAGATGATGTAAGATATAATAATGTTGCATATGGTTATTCATTTGCAAGTAATACAAATAAGATAGAAGTTTTAGTCACAGGTGTTTTAAAAGATTTTCCAATTCCTGATACAACTTTTTACTTTAATAAAGGCGATAAGATCAATGTTGGTACATTTGGTATCAATAAAAGTTCTGAGGATGGTAATTTTTCATCATATGTTTATAATACTTCGGTAAAATTTACTCCAAAGACAATTACTCGACAGTCAAGTAGTAGTTTTAGTATTGTTACTCGTTCTTCTCACGGATTTTTAGAAGAGGATGCAGTTGAAGTTTTAGATGGTCAATCCACATTGATCGGAGTTGGTCGTGTTTTAAGTGTCATTAGTAGTTCAACATTCATATTAGGTGATTTGCCTGGCGTTGGTGAATTTAATATTGCATTTATAAGAAGAAGATTAAAGAAAGGAAACAGTTCTCTTCATACTAATATTAACAAATATACAACTGATATTCAAAATGCATATGATAATGAAAGGGGTGATTCTTATGTTGCATCACCATCTTTACCAAGTTTAGGTAATGAACCTATAGTTGCACCAGATCGGTCTGTAACGTGGACTGGCGCCACTGGCGGCGACGTTATACAGTTGATACAGGTCACAGAGGGTGCATCAGATCATGGATTCTATTCTGGAGAAGTTGTCACATATAATGTAGTCAGTGGTTTCTTAGGTCAGTTAATTGATGGTAAGAATTACTATGTAAGTCGTATTGATTCTAATAACATTCGTCTTGCAAACTCTCTACCTGATCTAGTAAATGGTGATTTTGTAGATGCAACTGGAGATGGTACTTTTAAAATTTCCGTTCCTGATTTAGCAAATAAAAAACTTGATCATCAGAAATTATTAAAGAGATT